GGCTGCGGGTCAGGCTTAGGTTCGGGCTTTGGTGACCATGGCCCGGGCACCCAACACGCGCACATGTCTGCTTAGCGGTATGGGTGCAGTCTATTTGCGCCGGCGATACGGATTCCGCACGATCTCCCGCAATGCTTCCTCCGGTGTGTACTTCGCCTTGCTGCCCTCAGTCCCTTTGACCATTTCGTAAAACCGTTTGGCGTTCTCCTTCCCCATCACCGCCGCCCTGGTCTCATTGTTGGCACGCACAAGGAATCCGGCCATTGACATCGCCTGTCCGTCTTCCGGCTTGGCTTCACGTGCCACCTTGTAGAACTTCTTCCCGCCTACGCGGACCTTCTGCTTATAGACCCTGCCCGTTTTCGGCTTCTCCTTGGTGATCTCGACATAGCTGCGCTCACCCTCTTGCGTCAGGCTTTCGCCCTTGCGCCGCAGTTCCAACTCAGTTGCGGTGATAGGCAGAACACGGCATCGGCAGTTGGGGTGAATAGGCGTGCGCGGCAATCGGCTGCGATCCCTTGATTCCTTGCCATCCCACGGAGCGCACAACATGCACACTCTGAAATCAAAGGTGGCATCAAACACCCAGCGCTCAATCACCCCGCTGTCTTGGGCATCCCAGAACTGTTCATGTGCGCGCTGACTCATGTCCATCACCGCAGTGCGTGCAATGGCTCGGTTACGGGTCACGGCCACGCGACCCATCCCAGGCAATTGATTCGCAATCTCCTCGTTCGTTTCGCCCAGTAAAAAGCCGCGTTTCACTGTGGTATCAATCAACTTGATGTTGTCCTTGATCCAAGCGCTCATCCCTTCGCCAGGGAGGAAGATCTCTTCAAGACTCTTGCCTAGCACTTTGGTGCCCTGCGTGATCTGCACCAGTTGCGTGCGCGTGAACTGATAACCACCAGGCCCATAGCTGCCAGCCGTTGGCGAAAGCGTCACGCCATCACGCGGGATAGATGCGATCGCTTCTTGTTCAGGGTTGTGGTTGGTGGCGTTTCTGATCCAATCCCTAGCCCACTCAACCTGACGCAACACCTCACCCTCTAGCCCCTGCCGCAGCTCGCGGTAGAAAGTTGCGTTTGGCCCAGTGAACATGCTGGCCAGCTGTAACCGCAGCTGCTTGTACCTGATCTCACGGTCAAGCTGCCCAGGCGGCATTGTGCGCAGTGTCTCGCGGATGCTCTTGAAGATCATTGCCAGCTCTGGCGTGACCTTGGCAGCAAGATCACGCGAGAGATTTTCAAGCCTGATCGCGTTGCGGATCGCCGCGAATGCTTGATCCTCAATCATCAGCCCTTAGGCGGTGCGGGCTTCGGTGCCACCTTCGCAACAGCTGCTGCCTGATCAATGGCCAGCGTGTTCTGGTGTTCAGCCATCGCCATGTCCTGCTTCATGCTCGCCAGCTGCTCAGCCTCGGCGTTAGCCAAAATCTCCTCAGGGTCCATCTCGTCCGTCAGGATCTCGCCTCGTTTCAGCAGTTCCAGCGCCGTCTGCTGATCCAACAGCCCACTCGTGAACAGCGCATTGATCGCGGTCATCTCCTGACCCTGCATCGGCTCCGTATTGAAGTCGCGGTCGATGCTGACCTCAGGCGCTTCAATCCCCGCATACTCCGCTGCCATGTCAATCGCGGCCTGCAGCGTCTGCTCCAGATCCTTGCTGATGATCGCCAGCATCGAGTTGGCGTCGATGCGATCCAGCGTCTTGCTAAGGCCTGACTCAGCGACGTTCTTCTGTTTAGTCAGCGCCACCAGGCCCAACATGCTCATCTCCTCCACCAACGCTTCCAGCTCTGCACGCTGAGCGTCGAAGGCACTGCTAGCAGGCTCCACATAGAGCGCATCACCCTCGGGCGGCATGGCCAGCGCATTGTTCACGCTCAGCCCGATCGGGTCAGACTGCTCATCCCATCCCTTGAGTACCAGGATCGGCTGGGCCGCTACATGTAGCGCCTGAATCAGATCCGCGTGCCTGGCGTAGTGCGTCAGGTTCAGGTGCGCGATCTCCGTCAGCGGTGGCTTGCTGAACAGCGTCCCGATCTTGTTGCTGTAAGTCGTCACCATCGGGATGTCACTGAGGCTGGTGGTGCCCTGCTCAACGATCTCCCACTTCTTGATGTCGTTCGCCTCCTCCCATACTTCCCAGCGCCCCGGCTCCAGCACCCTGACGCGGTTCTTGTATTCATTGCCAAAGCGGCCCTTCGGCACGCTCACAATCTCCTTGATCCGCACCTGTTGCAGCTTGCCGGCGTCCTTGCGTGGATCCTGCCGCCAGCCGATCACTGACCAGGGATCGACCTGCACAAAGTAGGGCTTCAGGTCAGCCTCAAACTGATCCTTGAGCGTGCGAATTTCCTTGGCATCAGGGAAGTCCACCAACCAGCTGCTATGCCCATAGGCCACTGACAGAAACAGCTGGTTGCGTGCAAACTCATCAAGGTCTGTGCCCTGACGGTCGCAGTCAGTCCGCCACTCTTCCCAGAAGGTTTCGTCGCCACCTTCTAGATGGATGGGTTTGCGGAGGATCAGGCCCACCGCAGTGCGTGCCAACCTGCCGAAGTAGGGGCTGAACACACTGCGGCTAACCCTGCCCTTATACGCATCGTCTAACTCCCTGGGCTGCTGCGGCAGGTAGCGATGGCTGTTGGCACGTAGGTAGCTGGTGCCTTCCAGGCAGGCTCGGATCGGCTCCCACCACAGCGTCAGCTGCCAATAGGCGCCATCAGGGATGCTGGGATCCTCGGGGTCGCTGAACCCAGCCAGCGTTGTCCCACGCTCCCAGCCATCCAGCTTGTACGGACCCACCTGCGGGATACCAAGTGGATCCATTGCCTACACAACGCCGGTCATAAGGGCAGTCTACGCAGGGGTAATCAGTAGACACGCCAGCCCGTGCCGCCGGTCTGCCAGGGCTTGACCCGATCAAACGCACCGAGCACCAAATAGCTGAGCGCATCCCAGCCATGGTCCCACCCTGAATCCTTGTCGGGCATGTTGGTGCCCTCCTTAAAGGTCAGGTTTCGCAGGCTCTTGATCGTCTGCTTGCAGCGTGGATGAACGAACAACCGCCTTGTGCCCGCAGCATCTAGCACCATGGCGTTAACGGCGTTGCGCTTGTCAGCTTGGTTGTACGGCTTCTTGTTGGGGTACACCCAAAGGCCTCGCTTGCGGAGAATGCCGTGATCAGTCACGCCACCAGCTGAGGTGCGCCTGGCTTGACCTGTCGGGTCGGGGTACACGCGCATGTCTCGATTGGGATAGCGCCGCAGCAGCTCAGAGCAGGCCTCATCGGTGTGCGTCTCCCTGATGTGCAGCTCGTCAATGCAGTGGAGCTGGTCGTGCCCGACCTGCTGGCAGACAATCCAGTGCATGGGCGAAACGTTGAAGTCAGCTGCAATCAGCAGCTGGCCGCCAAGATCCTCAATCTCGTCCGTGATGTTCTCATCGCCAAAGTCAGGAACCACGCGCCCAACCAGATTGACGAAGCTGGCCTCGTATTCCTGAGAGAAGGTGCGAGCGTCAAGCGTGCGCCTGGCTGCCGCCACCTCTTCGGGGCTGACGTTGCCGCCCTCGATGGTGGTGAAACTGAAGGTGGCCGCCTCAGGATCGTCCTCAGCCTGGTCCCAGGCCTCGGCAAACCAATTAAGCCCGTTCGGAGTAGTTATAAACCACGCGGGGCCCTGCTGATCTGACAGCGCAGGGCGCAGCACCATTGTCCAAGCGTCTTCGCGGACAAAAGCTGCCTCGTCGATCACGCACCCGCTCAACGAAACCCCCCTGAGCCGGTCGGGGTCCTCGGCCCCCTTCAGGTAGATGGTGCTGCCGTTGGTGAGGGTGACGCTTAGCTCCGACTCGTTCTTGCTAGCAAAGACCTCAGGCGGAACCATCTGCTTGAGCTGCACCCAAGCGATCTGCTTCGCCATCCGATAGGTGGCGGTGACGTAGTAGAAGAGGCCTCCTGGCTTTTCAATCGCCCAGTTGATCAGGCGAGTGGTTGCAAGGAAGGTCTTGCCAAATCGTCGCCCACTGCAGAGGTAAGTAAAGCGAACGTCTGCGTCGTAAACAAGCCGCTGCGGCTCAGTGAGCTGGGCGTAAAGCCTGTGGCTCAAGCTTTCGTAGTCGTAACCCTCAACGACCGCTGGCACTGGTGGCTCAAGAAGCGACCCACGAGGGCAGCGGTCCAGTATCGACTGACTCATGCAGCCAGTCTGACTGGCTCAAACACCAGGGACAGGTCACCCTCCCAGCCCAGGCCCAGCATGTGCTCCACCCATTTCCTCTCCATCTCAGGCGTCCACGCTGCCCCCTTGGCCCAGTTCTCACGAGCTGCCAATGGTCGCTGATTCCGCCAGTTGAAACAGATGGATCGCTGAAGCGGGCACGTGAGGTCAAACGACTCACAAGGGCGAATGTGATCTATGTGCCAAGTCGTGCGGCCATAGTTTTCCCACGTCATCCAAGGGGCAAACTGCCCTTCCAGATGATCGGCAAAGACATCAAGGCTGCATCCAACTAACTGGAGCGTTGATTCGGACTTGATAGCACCGTTAGCGAACAAGGCTTTTATCACCCTCCGCCTGCATGATCTCTTTGCCTTCCCTTGTGGGGTGGCCAGCTTGCGCTTCGCGTGAGCTTTCTTAACCGCTTTGCTTTTCTCTGGATTTGATTCCACCCATCTCTTGGCCGATTCGATCACCTGCGCACGACCTTTCTTTGCGTACCACTCGCGGCATCTTTCGGCGTTGGTCCTGTTGCCGCATTCACGGCAGCTCCCATTTGCCGTTTGGCGTTCGCAAGCATGGCCATTGGAGCATGGGCGCCCCGTGACATACCACTTGTAGCCCTTGGCTTCAGCGGTCAACCGCGACAGCAGTGGGCCGTAAAACAAATCCGACGATTCAACGGTGTGCTCGTGCTTGCCCTTGGTCTTGCAAGTAAGGACAGCACCGCCCTTCAGCACGTCATGGCGCATAACCTTGCTTACGCCACAGTCGCAGTGCATGACATAGGCACGTCGGCCTTTGTGGATGGTCTTTTCTCCAGCCACGAGAGTGCCAAAGCGCTGGCCAGTCAGGTCTAAGGTTTTCATGGTTGCTCGGTGATGCGAGTGATCCGCGGGGAGGGGGCTGCAACCCGCCTCCCCTTTCACTTGATGGTAGCCCTACAGAGTCGCAGGGTCAACCCCTAAGGCCGCGGCCGCTTCCCTGGTGATCGCTGCCCTGAGGCCGGCCTCCTTCTCCCATGTCAAATGGTGGCTGCTCACCGTCGTGCAGGCGGTGATGCCGTCCTCGGTGAGGCAGACGCGGATGCAGCCATCGTCCAGCTGTTCCAGGTCCATCAGACATCCATCCCGATGAGACGGGCCTGGGCCGTCAGCGAATTAACCGCCGTTTGAATCTGCCCACGCCTGTAGGCGGACTGCTCATAAACCCTCAGCCTTTGGAGCGCTTCAGCAAGCCAGGCGGGTCGCTGCATCTCAGCGTCTGCCAACAGCAGCTCACGGGCGCGTTGGATGTAAGTATCTGTTTGGCGTGGGGAGACCCCCCATTCAGTCGCGGCGAATTGAACGATCTGCTGACGCGACCAAGCCTCAGAGAGGAGCTTGTAGACGGCATCCACTCTGAACTTGGTTTCAGTCGCGGTGCTTCGTGCCACCTTTGCAGTATTCGTTCCGCTTTCAGGTTAGGGGAGTGACGGTGATGAGAGCGCCTTGGGGCTCATCGCCGACGCAGTAGCGCTTGGAGGCATTGACGGAGACGACTTGGCGATCGTCGTCAAAGGCAACGCCAGTGAGTGAATCAAGTGT